AAATCAAAAGAAGCACAGGCCTTTCAGCTCCAACAGTCTCAGACTTATCGGAAGGTGAATTAGCGTATGTGCAAGATAGAGCGAATTCAGGTGCTAGTGCAAAACTTTTTATTGAATCAGTAGATTCAGACAACTCAACTCCTTTAATACAAGCCATTGGTGGTAAGTATTATACGGATATCTTGAGTGGTTCATCTGCAGCCCCTGCTAACTTAAAAGTTGGTAATGGTTCTACTTCAGGTGGTTCATTAAAGTTAATGGAAGATTCAGACAACGGTGTAAATTCCGTTGCTCTTAAAGCTCCCGATAATCTAGCAAGTGATGTCTCTTTCGTATTACCTTCAGCAGACGGTAGTGCAAACCAAGTTATGGCAACAGATGGTTCAGGAAACCTTTCTTTTGTCTCAACAACATCAACACTAGCAGGTGCGTCTGATTCAGATATCTCATCTCCAAGCACTGGACAAATACTTGTTCATGACGGAAGTGATTCATTTGACAACGTATCAATGAGTGGTGATATAACAATGAATTCATCAGGTGTCACTGTAATAGGTGCTGGAACTGTAGAATTCGCAATGTTAGATGGTGCGGTAGTCCAAACATCAGGAGAAACATTCTCTGATGATGACGTATCATTAATGACATCTGCAGCTATCTTGGACAAAATCCAAGCAACTGCAACTTTAGAAGACTTAGACTTCGCATCTGATTCAGGAACAGGGTCAGTAGACCTAGATTCACAATCATTAACGATTGCTGGAACAACTAACGAAATCGAAACTTCTGCTTCAGGACAAACTTTAACAGTAGGTTTACCTAATGACGTGACAGTTGGAAACAACTTAACAGTCACAAATAACTTAATTGTTTCAGGTCAATTACAATCAGACGATATCACTGCATCAACAATGACTGCAAGTGGAAACGTTGTTGTGACAGGAAACTTAACAGTTAATGGAACTACTACAACTGTAAACTCAACAACTACATCAGTTGCTGACCCAGTATTTGAAATCGGTGATGATGCTTCAGACGATAACCTTGATAGAGGTTTGAAATTTAAGTATAACGATGGTTCTGCAAAAGTAGGTTTCTTCGGTTACGATGATACAGACGCTGCATTTACATTTATACCTGATGCAACTGATTCATCTTCAACATTCTCGGGTACAGCTGGTAATGTTAAATTTGGTGGTTTAGCTCTTACAGGTTCTATTACTTCAGTAGACGGTGCAGCTCCAACAGCTGGTCAAGTCTTAATTGGTAATGGTTCTAATGGAGACATGGAACTTGCAACTTTAACTGCTGGTGAAGGACTTGATGTTACAAATGCTGACGGAAGTATCACACTTTCAGCTGAAGACGCAACTTCATCGAATAAAGGTATTGCATCATTCTCAGGTAGTTACTATACAGTGACTAGTGGTGATGTTGCTATCAACGATGCAACGACTTCAAGTAAAGGTATAGCTTCATTCGACTCTGCTAATTTCACACTCACTTCAGGTGATGTTGCAATTACAGCTATTGATGGTGGAACATTTTAATAATAGTTAATCAATCAATATAGGAGAGTCAAATGGCAACTGTAATTACATTTAAAAAGAGTTCTACTCAGAATGCAGTCCCTTCTACTAGTGATTTAGTAGTCGGTGAATTAGCACTAAACACTTACCACGGTAGGGTTTATACTGAGAAGAACGATGGTTCGGCTGCCGTTGTCGAGGTAGGGTCAATCCCAGCCTCTTTGACAATTAATGATGCTATAACTTTCCCAACTTCTGACGGAACATCAGGACAGGTATTACAAACAGACGGAAGTGGAACACTTTCTTTTGCAGACTCAGGGTCTTCATCAGATAACGTTTACACATTTTCTGTAACTTCTAACCAAACAGCTTTCTCAGGAAGCGATGATGACGGACAAACATTGTCCTATTCAATTGGTGAAGAACAAGTATACCTAAATGGTGTTTTATTAGTTGACGGGGGAGCTGACTATGCAACAACTAACACTTCTACAATCACTCTACAAGCAAATGCAGTAAGTGGTGACGTATTAGTAGTTAGAACGCCTGGTTCAGGTTCGACTTCTGCTTCCACAGGAAGTAGTGATTTGTCGACAACAGATTCAGACCAAGCATTGTTATCAGTTCCAATTGCAAATAGAGCGGTGAAAATCAATCTAGTTGCAACACACTCGACTGCGGGTAATCACTTTGCAGAAGTCGTATTAGTGAATGACGGAAGTAATTCTTATATCTCACAATTTGCAGACACATTTACGAATGCAAGTCTGTTTACACTTGCTACTGATATCAGTGGTAGTGATATGAGATTATTAATTACTCCAGCAAATACTGATACAAGTGTTTCAAGTTCTTATATTAAACTTCCAGCTGCTGGAAACTCTACATCATTCTCTGCTACTACAGCAGACCAAGTGTTGTCTAGTGTTTCAACAGGAGTTAAGGGTGTTAAATTTGAACTAGTAGCAACACATGCTACTGCGGGAACACACTTTGCAGAAGTGACATTAACTAACGATGGTTCAGACGCATACTTCGTCCAATTTGGAGACGTATACACAAATGCATCATTGTTTACATTGAGTGCAGATGTTTCAGGAAGCTCACAGAGACTTCTTATTACACCTGCAAATACTAACACAACTGTTTCAGTTAAGAAAACAACATTGTAAGGAGATAAGAAATGGCTAAAACAAATGCTTTTAAGATTGCTGAGTTAATCCGTGCTATCACTTTTGATGTTGATAATGACGAAATAGTGACAAGTAAAGCCATACAGTCTAAGAATAAAAAGACTGGTGGAACAACATACACTGCAACAACAGAAGTTGCACTCGATACATTTGCTCATGCAAGTTATAGAGCTGCAAGATATGTTATTGCAATGGACGAGGGAACAAACTTCCACTCAACCGAAATTATGTTAGTTCACGATGGTTCTACAGTGACTATGACTTCATATGGAACATTGAAAGATACTAATCTTGCAACTTTTGATGCAGATATTAGTGGTGACAATGTAAGGTTGTTAATAACACCTGCGAGTGCAAATAGCACAATCGTCAAATTTGATAGAACAGTGGTAGACGCTTAAATCTAAATTAAAAAAATCTTTTTAGGGGAACTTCGGTTCCCCTTTTTTTTGGCCTGAAAAAAACCATAAATAGATTTAGACAAATATAAATGAGTATTTTATGGCAACTAATTCGAAATTCAGTGCTGATTTAGGTATAAAAACCGATGCAGATTTACAAGTAGACGGGAACGTCACTGTATCAGGCAACCTAACAGTCAACGGAACCCAAACAACAGTCAATTCCACTACAACTTCGGTGGAAGATTCAATGTTAGAGCTTGCAAATGCAAACTTATCTTCTGATACACTTGATATAGGTATTTACGGAAACTATGATGACGGATTGGGTGATGATGCATCAGAGTATACTGGATTTTTTAGAGATGCATCAGACTCAACATGGAAGTTATTTGATGGATTAGAAGTAGAACCAACGACTACAGTCAATACTAGTGGAACAGGTTATACACTTGCAGACTTACAGGTGGGTGACTTAACTGCAACCACTTTAACTGCAACCAACGCCCTTACAGGGTCTTCTATCACCTATCCTACTTCAGACGGAACAAACGGACAAGTTTTAAAAACAAATGGAAGTGGTGTTTTATCATTCGGTGATATCCCAGCAGGATATACTGATTCAGACGCTAGAAGTGCAATAAGTGTTAGTGGTGATTTATCTTATAATTCTTCAACTGGTGTAATATCATATTCAGATTCCGATACAACATATACTGATTCAGACGCTAGAAGTGCAATAAGTGTTAGTGGAAATCTTGCATATAACAGTTCAACGGGTGTTATATCTTACTCAGAACCTACAATGTATGCAGACTCGGACGCTAGAAGTGCAATAAGTGCTGGAACTGGAATTTCATATAACAGTTCAACTGGAGTAATAACAAATACAGTTTCAAATACTGATACAACATATAGTGCTGGAACTGGATTGAGTCTATCGGGAACAACATTTAGTAGTACAATAACACAATATGCAGATTCAGATGTTGAATCATATCTTTCTTCAAACGGATATGCAACACAGTCCACAGTAGTTGCAGCGATTACTGATTCTGCACCAGCAACATTAGATACTCTGAATGAACTTGCAGCTGCACTAGGTGATGATGCAAACTTTAGTACGACAGTAACAAATAGTATTGCACTTAAAGCTCCATTAGCAAGTCCTGTATTTTCGGGTACTGTAGACATGGGTACTTTTGGAAATAGAACAAGAGCTTTTGAAGCATACGGAAGCAATGTTTTATTTGATGGTGGCAGTGATAAAATAGATTTAATCATTGGTGATGGTTCATCAGCCTATATGTCTATTCAGACAACTGATACTGCTAGTGCCATGAACATTCGTGATTACTCAGGAAATGCAGATTTAGTTACGATTGAAAGAACCAGCGGCAATGTTGGCATTGGAACTTCTGTTCCTGCTGTTCCATTACATGTAAATTCAACGAGTGGGGTAAGTAATCGTTTAGCTATATTTGAATCAGATATTAATAATTTAAATGAATATTCATCAATAAGTGTTGGACACAATGTTTTGTCAGCTAATTTTGGATTAATGCTTAAAACTTCAGATACAGCATATATAGGCGTTGGTTCAAGTGGTAATGTTTTTGACCCTACAACTGGAACAGGTCTATATGTCAATGCTGATGGCAAAGTTGGAATTGGAACAGATTCGCCTTCAGAAATGCTACACGTATTAGGAGGAGGCAGCGGCCCTGAGATAAAACTAGAAAATTCTTCAGGTTCTCATTATATAAGAGCATACAATGATAATTGGAACTTTTTAGCAAATTCTTCAAATACAGCTATGACTATTAAAAATAGTGGTCAAGTAAATTTTGGAGCAGGAATAGGTATAGGAGGTACAGGTGCAGCAAATACACTTGACGATTATGAAGAAGGTACTTTTACGGTAACAGCAACGCCTTCTGTAAGTGGAACTGTCACTTTATCCAGTCTTAATGTCGGTTACTATACAAAAATAGGTAACAGAGTTTTCTTTAATTATCGTGTTGATGTTGCAAGTGTTTCTAGCCCAAGTGGTAGGTTAAATATGAATTTGCCCTTTACTGTAGCAAATACTTCTCCTACAGCATCTACGCGAAGCACAGCAACTACTTTTATTTATAATTCTGTTTCAACAAATATTGGTGATTTTGTTAGTTTTATACCAACAGGCAGTTCATTTGTTAGTATATATGTTGGAAGTTCTGCAACAGGAAGCAATACTTCAGCAAATCAAATGCAAACAGGAACAGAAATACATTTAGCAGGACATTATATTACAAATTAATTATACCTAGTGGATTCTAGGTACGGACAGGAGAAAAAATGATAACAAAAGAATTAATAGAAGATAAAATAGAAGTTGTAGGAGACTACAAAACTATACAAGTAAGAACAGCTACAGTCATCAAAGAAGATGGTGTAGAGCTTAGTAGGTCTTTTCATAGACACGCATTAGAATGTGTAAGCTCTGTACAAAATGATGACGATACTTGGACTCATACAGATACAGATGTATCAGGTGAATCAGCAGAGGTTCAAGGTATAGCAACAGCAGTTTGGACAACAACAGTAAAGAACGCTAAGAAAACAGCAAACGAGAACGCAGGAATTTAAACACTAGAGTCTTCATAATTTTTTTAATCTTTTTTTCAATTATTGTATGTTTCTTTCTCTTTTAGGGAGTAAGACTTTATAAATATTCAAGTAAAATACAAAAGTTAGGAGACTTCACTCAATGGCAACACAAAATACATTCGTAATTGAGTATGGTTTAACAGTAGGAACTACTGAAATCATATCTAGTGCTGGTAAACTCGCTGCAACTGCATTATCTTTATTAGATACTGATAACCTTGCAGAAGGGTCAGTGAATCAATACTTTTCAAACTCACTTGCAAGAGGTGCCATATCACTTGCATCGGGTGAAACAAATTTAAGTTATAATTCATCTTCAGGTGAATTATCATTACCACAATTAGATGGAGGAACATTCTAATGACAGCAAAGAATTTTAATATCAAAAATGGTTTATCCATTGGTGGTGTAGAGGTAATCGACTCCAGTGGTAATATTGCCGCAGGTGGAGTAGGTGCCGCGGTTCAAGAAGCAATCGCAGACAAAATCGGTTCAATTATACAAGGTTCAGGTTCAACAACCGTAACTTATGATGATGATGCTGATACTATTACAATCTCATCAACAGGTAAAACAGAAGAAGAAATACAAGATATCATTGGTGGTGCTTTAGTCACTAATGGGACACATACAGGTTTATCAGTAGCATACGATGATGCTGGTGATGGTGCAATAGACATAACTGTAAGTCTTTCTTCATTCGATACAGATGCATTATCAGAAGGAAGTTCAAACCTTTATTACACAGATGCAAGAGCAGACGCAAGAATCACAGCTGCAGATACAGATGCATTATCAGAAGGAAGTTCAAACCTTTATTATACAGATGCAAGAGCAGATGCGAGAATAACAAATGCATTAATTGACGAAGACAATATGTCATCTGATAGTGCTACTAAACTCCCATCACAACAATCAGTAAAAGCATATGTTGACGCACAAACAACAGACGAAACTGCAGAGGGGTCAACAAACCTCTATTTTACAGATGCAAGGGTGATGACTTCACTAGCAACTGTAGATGCAAATATTGTTCCAACTACAGACGTAACATACGACTTAGGTTCTGCTTCAAAACAATGGAGAGATATCTATGTTGGGCCAGGTTCATTATATGTTAATGGACAACAAGTGGTTTCAGATAATTCAGGAACAATTACTATTTCTGCAGACGATGACCAAAACGTATCACTTCAAACAGGTGGTTCGGGTGATATCGAATTAGATGCAACTGGAACAGGTAATATACAAATTAAAGCACCTATGCAGATACAAGCTTCAAATGCTATATCTTCATCAGATGGAAATGCAATTCAATTCTCAAACTCAATTGATGTAGATGCAATAGAGTCAAGAAGCACAGACACTAACTTAGTGTTAACAGGAAATGGAACAGGTAATGTCACAATTAATGACTCTTTAGCAGTCACAGGTGATTTAACAGTTTCAGGAACTACAACAACTGTAAACTCAGAAACAATTTCACTTGCAGATAACATTATTGCATTAAACAGTAATTTCACTTCAGGTTCACCAACAGAAGACACTGGTATCAGTGTAACTCGTGGTGGTTCTGCTGCTAAAACTCTTCTTTGGGACGAGACAAATGACAAATGGACAGTAGGTTCAGAAACTTTTGTTGCAGCGACTTTTGAAGGTGCATTAACTGGTAATGTCACAGGAACAGTTTCAGGAAATGCTGGTTCAGCAACAGTCTTAGAGACAGCAAGAACAATTAGTTTGGGTGGAGACCTTTCAGGTTCTGCTTCATTCAATGGTTCTGCAGATATCTCAATCTCAGCAACAATCGCAGATGATTCACATAATCATATCATTGCAAATGTTGATGGATTACAAGCTGCATTGGACACAAAATATGAAAGTGGTTCAAATGTATCATTAGGAACTATTGCCTCAGGTGCGATAACAATCACTAATGCAACGAATGCTGGTGGAACTGCAAGAAATATGTATCAATCAACCTCAGCTCCTTCAAGTGGAGATGGTGCAGTTGGTGATTTGTGGATTCTTTACTCCTAATTCGGGGTAAAGTTTGTACCACATAAATAATAGTATGCTAACGGAGATAATATAAATGGCAACAGGATTCTTTCAGCAACCAAATTCGGGTAGTGCTCAAACAGCTGTGAACAGTCAAACCCCGTTCACCTATAATGCCAGATACCCAGCAAGTGCTCAGCAACCATATACTTTTCAGTCACCGTTTACATACAGTGCAAGGTATCCTGCGAATGCTCAACAACCATTTACATTCCAGTCACCCTTTACATATAGGGTGCCTTATATTGCGAATGCAAGACAACCAGTAATTTATAGAAACCCATTTACATATAGGGTTCCATATATTGCAAATGCAAGACAACCAGTAATTTATCAATATAGGTCACCGTTCACTTACAGAAACCCTGTATCTGCACAAGAACCTAATATTAGAAATAGTCAAACACCTTTCACTTATAGAAACCCAGTGAACGGACAAGAACCTAATATTAGAAACAGTCAAACACCTTTCACTTATAGAAACCCAGTGAATGCACAAGAACCTAATATTAGAAACAGTCAGACACCGTTTACGTATCAGAACAGACAACCATTTACGTATCAGAACAGACAACCATTTACGTATCAGAACAGACAACCTTCTACATATGCAACTCAAGGTAGAACTCCTGAAGCTAGATGGGACGGAGTAGTAACACAACAGTGGCCTGCACAACCAATAACATAGGAATAAGATAATGGCATCAGGAAATCAAAAAGTCAAAACACCTACAGGTTGGAATGCAACACAAGGTGCATGGGTAAAAACACCTGCTGGTTGGAATGCAGTAGACCAAATCTATGTGAAAACACCTACAGGGTGGAATAATGCATCAGGACAAGAATTAACACAAATTCCATATCCTTATATTGCAAATGCTCAGAATCCTTATATTGCAGATGCACAACAACCTTATATTGCAAATGGTCAACAACCTTATATTGCACAAGCAAGACAGCCTGCTACGTATCAACATAGGTCACCGTTCACTTATCAGAACCCAAGTGATGCTAGACAACCTAACACTTATCAACATAGGTCACCGTTCACTTATCAGAACCCAAGTAATGCTAGACAACCTAACACTTATCAACATAGGTCACCTTTCACTTACAGAAACCCTGTATCTGCACAAGAGCCTAACATAAGAAACAAACAGTCACCTTTCACATACAATGCAAGGTATCCTGCGAATGCTCAGAGTCCTAGTAATAAACAGTCACCTTTCACATACAGTGCAAGATATCCTGCGAATATTAGACAGCCTAACAGTGCAAGGAATCCATTCACATACAGAGTTCCATATATTGCAAATGCTAGACAACCTAACAGTGCAAGGAATCCGTTTACATATCGTGTACCTTATATTGCAAATGCTAGACAACCTAACATTGCAAGGTCACCGTCAATCTATAATTACAGACTCCCAGTTGTATACTTCTATCAGAGTGGAGGTGGTAACTTCTTACCAACAGGAGATGGTACGAAGAACGTGGGTGCGTTATAAGAAACTCAATAACAAATTTAAAAGGGACTTTCGAGTCCCTTTTTTGTATCCTAAATACATTGTATGAAACATTTGAAATATTATACCGAAGTCTTAGAGACACTCAAACCCGAAGATTGGGACTTTAAGGAACTAACTAAACAAGAAAAAATTCACGAATTATATCAAAGAGAAGATTATCACTTTGGTGCATTTAACGATATACGGAATATAGACAAAGATAGTGAAGTCTATAAATCATTCAAATATGTCTTTGAGAACATTATACCACCCACAAAAATTATTAAGTGGGGAGATATCTTAGACTTACGTAAGAATAAAACATTCATAGGATTCCAAGGAACTGCATTGGAATCTATGCATTATCACAAATATTTACCTTATATCTATACCGACCAAGAAAGAACTGGTAAATCTGTTGGAAATATGGACTGCAAAACTCCTGATGGTGAATATGCAGATATCAGAGATTATACACCTCTAACAGAAGAACAGAGAGAAGACCATGTAGAGGTATCATTAAATTCTATGTATTATCATAGTGCAAAGGCACATTGGTTAATTCAAAGTATACAAGAAGAAGGATTGAGACACCCAATACAAGGAACAACATTTACAGTTGAAGATAGATTTGGTTTTAGAATACACCCAGGCTCTATTAGGTCTAAAGTTTTCGAAGAATTAGAAGACCCAAGTTTTGAAATATTTGCAACAGATATACATGATATTTTTGATACACCACCTTTGACTTGTGACGAAGTGTTAGAATACTGGAAAAATAAACTAGTAGAAAAACAAGATAATGTTAATAATTTTAGTATGTCCGTAACATTATGTAATGGAAACATGGAATACAATCATGACTTAATGGCCTTAGATTTTAGAAAAGAAGTTTGGGAACATAGTAAAAAGGCAACACTTCAAGCAAAAGGTAAACCCCTAAACATCTACATCGGATATGATAGTAACCACGGAGACTTACATGAAATCAGTAAAGATTCAATACTTAAAAATCTATCCAGTCAACACCAAGGTTTCCTAATTAAAGAAACAGAGTGGAAGCCTGAAATCAAGTTTCTTGACATTTCTAAACTTCCCGATTATAATAGAGATTATGCAAATCAATCTACTGAATTCACTTATAGTAGATTCTTAATTCCACATTTAGAAAATTATGAAGGTTATAGTATCTTTATGGATAATGATTTCATATGGAGAAAATCTATACTACCTTTATTCTATTATTTGAATTTAGATGATGCAGTTGCATGTATTCAATACAAACAAATAGAACACGATGAAACTAAGTTTAATGGTGAGGTTAATATAGATTATCCTAAAAAACTATGGTCAAGTCTTATGGTGTTTAATAATGGACATGAAGACTGTAAGAAATTAACACCCGAAGTAGTAAACACTTGGACTGGAAAACAATTACACCAGTTTGAATGGACTGATAAGATTAGTAAAATACCCGAAAAGTATGTCTTTACTGAAGGGTATGATGACCCCGATGAGAAATGGGATTATCATGGTATCCATTATACAAGGGGTGGCCCATGGGTAAAAGGAATGGATTATTCCAACATAAATAACTTAGATGATTGGATAACTGCAAAAACCAACTTGCAGAAAAGCAAATAATAGTATATAATGAATAGAGGAACAAAATATGAATGCATTAATATATAACCAAGATTGTAGACTTACGATAAGAAAACCTAATGGATTGGAGTGGGACTATGAAAATGTCGATAAGCCTGATTTAGGATTTGATTATGACGTGTTGATATATGAAGACATTGAAGTAAAAATACTTAAATGGGAAGAAGGAAAGGATTTTGACGAACAAGAGAAGGTGCATATAACTGATGATGAGAAAGATGCAATTGAAATGTATATTGATAATGCAGAACCACCTTTAGGTTATTCTTTAAATACACAATACATTAACAGACTTGAAGGTGTAGTAATCGATTACACAAATGGTACTGCACAACAATATGGTATGTATGACTTAAATTATGCAAATATTGCTGGAAGAGAGGGGTCTAATCACCCTAGACGTTCAGATGCAAGAAGAACATTAGAGTATTTTGATGCAATTTGGACAGTGTTTGAAAGTGTTGCAAACGAGATAACACAAACAAGAGAAGATACTTTAAAACCATTTGAAGATTATCTTTCTGCATTTCCCGACCCAATGGTAACACCCGATTCAAGAACAGGTTAATGCATGGAACTCATTTATCATAATGAGTCCTTCAAGTTACAAGACGTAGGATTCCCACTTAAAGACATTCATATTGTCGACAATTGGTTACCTATACAATTACATCATTGGATAGACAATGCAATATCACATAGTAGAATATGGGCAAAAAGTAATCAAGTAACTGGTAATTCAAAAACAGGATTACCACACCACCAATTTTGGGGTGCTGGACTTTTTGATAATGGTCGCAGGGGTTCAAAATATTCATATCCCGATTTTGCAGCTGATATTCATAAAGACAACTGTTTGAGTTTAATACAGATTAGGGCAGCTGCACGATATCTAGATAAAAAATTACAAACAGACTTTGGTTTTATGTGGGAGAGATTTCAGTATATGGGATTGAATTCACAAACACAAGGATTGCATGGAACAACACATGCAGATTGTCAAGAAGAAGATGAATGGAATTTATCTTTTTTATATTATACAAATAAGATATGGTCAGAACATTGGGGAGGCCCTTTGAGAATCTATGACGAAATGCAACAAGGATTACATGGTCGTGCAAATCATATAAAGAATCACCAAATTGCAGAGATAGAATTTAAACCAAATAGACTTGTTATATTTGACGGAAGAATACCACATGGTGCAGATGCACCTACACCCGAAGCACGTTATATAGATAGAAAGTCCATAGTCATTAGAGGTGATGAAATTAGATTGGTAAAAGATGAGGAGTTTTTTAAACAATGCCCACGATAGAATTTAATACATATAACGAACAAACACTTAGAGATGTAAAACCTGTTCTTGCAAAATCTGTTTCACCCGAATGGTGGAAGCAGATGAAGTTTAGTGAATATAATCGTGGAAATCTAATAACAACTATTCGTGCATGTCCAGCTATGGACGATTGGTTAAAGAGTGGTTGGTATCTACTTGCAAACAGAGATATGATTGTTAAGAATGGTAATATTACAGATACAGATGAAGATGATGAAATTTATATGTCAACTCATGAATTTGGTGACGGTTTTGAACACCCTTCACCGAATCACCCAGCTGGTCAAATGGGATATGGATTCCAATATCTTCCCGATGACGAAGCACCAATAAGAGGTGCATTTAAATTTAGAAATCCATGGAATATTACAACACCGCCTGGATATTCTTGTTTATATCTAGACCCGTTTCTATTTCAAAACAAGTTCTTTGCAACATGGCAAGGTATCATTGATACAGATAAGTTTAATGCAAACTATGATAATGCACAAATAATATTCTATCCTCGTGTTGGACATTCATTTGTTATACCAAAAGGAACACCTCTTTGTCAAATTATACCATATAAAAGGGAAGAATGGCAAGCTACATATCTTACATACAAGTCTAATGATTGGACAAAGAATAGAAGTCATGTGACTAGTAATCGTTCAAATAAAACAATGGACGAGTATGCAAGAGAACCATCGACTAGTGAAGAAACTAGGAGAGATGAAATGGGAGTTGGTGGTTATCGTGCTGGTTCCCTTCACTCTAATAAAGGTAAACTATATAAACAGGAGAATCCACCACCCGAATGTCCTTATCATGTGAGTGAGGATTCACCCGAAATACAAATGGAGTTAGACTTAGAAAATGATTAGATTATTATTCCCATATGTCTGCATTGAAAGAAATCTTTTAGAAGAAGGTGCAATCAATGAAGACTATGTTAAACTTCTCAAAGATTCTGTAGACGGAATGAGAAAGAAAGACCCAGTTGGTAGAAACGTATCAAATCAATATACTGGTTGGCAATCAGATGACGGTTGTGAGAGTCACCCAGCATTTGGAAAAATACTAAGAGTGATTAAAGAAACCTTTGATACTGAACTTTTAAATTGGACTGGACACGATAGAGGAAGCCTTCAACTAACAATGGGTAATTCATGGGCAAACATAAATGATAATACTGCATGGAATGCTCCACACTTACACAATGGTTGTTGGTATAGTGGTGTATTTTATATTCATGCAGACGGAGATGAAGGTCAATTCATGGCAATCGATACTGCACCAAAGGTAGTATCAGACTTTCCACATACACCAAGAGAACAACAATCATTCCGAATGCAACCTACAACTGGTAAGTTATTTTTATTTCCAAGTGCCTTAATGCACATGGTTGAACCAAACTTAACTAATAAGGATAGATACAGTATCTCATTTAATATGAATGTATCACACTTAAGTAAAGGGGGTAGATTTGGAAATCCTAAAGGTTATCACCCCGATGAACTTACCTTCACTACTGATGAAAACGGAACTTTAATTCACTTATTCCCAAAAACAGACACTAACAACTAACTGGTTTTCATAAATAATGGTATGGAAATAGTCGTATCACCTTATATCTTATGGAATGTCATAATGACAGTCGTAATCTTACCCATAGGTTTCTTAGTTAGAAATGTTCTATCCGAGCAAAAAAGAATTGATATCTTAGTAAATAAAACACGAGAAGAAATTGCAAGAGATTATGCAACAAGAGAACAGATTGAGGCTGATTTTCAAAGAATTATGGACTCAATCAACAATATCGATGCAAAGATAGATAGACTTCAAAGTAAAACCTATTTCCAAGATTAAAATCGTTATAAATAGTAGTATAACAGGAAACTACTATGGCAGAACCAAATTCAAAAGCAACCTTTAAAGAGTATATAAAGAGAAAACTTGGAGCTCCAGTTCTAGAAATCAACGTGGACGATGACCAATTTGACGATAGAATGGACGAGGCACTTCAGTATTTCCGTGAATATCACTATGACGGTTCTATAAAAACATATCTTAAACACCAAATCACTCAGGCAGAGATTGATTCATTTAAAACAAATGAAACTCATAATGCAGCTACAACTGGAACACAAGCAATCGCAAGTCAGACATACGGAGAAGGTCAAAACTACTTAACACTACCCGAACATGTGTTAAGTGTAATCAATATTTTCCCTTTCAATTCGGGTCAGACTTCAAGTATGTTTGATATTCAGTATCAATTAAGATTAAATGATTTATGGGATTTAACTTCAACGAGTGTTCTATATTACTCACAAGTACAGTCTCATTTATCTATGTTAAACGACATATTGGTGGGTCAGATACCTATTAGATATAATATGCACTCTAACAGACTCTACATGGACTACAGTGCAAGTAAATTGAGTGCTGGGGAGTATATCATTATTGAATGTTATAGAAAATTAGACCCTACAGACATGACTGATATCTACAATGATATGTGGTTGAAGAAATATGCAACTGCATTAGTTAAATATCAATGGGGTGAAAACTTATCGAAGTTTTCGGGTATTGCACTTCCAGGCGGGGTAACACTTGACGGTTCTGCAATGAAACAAGAAGCACAAGAAGAGATTACAAAATTAGAAGAAGAATCCCGACTGAATTTTGAAATGCCAGTCATGGATATGATGGGGTAATTGAATGCCTACAAATGTATTTTTTAACCATGCAGTAAACACTGAACAACACCTATATGAGGATTTGGTTGTTGAGTCACTTAGAATGTATGGTCATGAAACTTATTATCTACCAAGAGAGATTGTAGAAGAGGATTCTATACTTGGAGAAGACGTACAGTCAACTTTTGGTGATGCATATTCGGTTGAAATGTACTTAGAAAATACAGAAGGTTTCGAAGGAGAAGGAGACCTCATGTCCAAGTTTGGTGTCCAAGTACGAGACCAAGCAACCTTTGTTCTTTCTTTGAGAACATGGGAGAGATTCATATCACTAGATTCTAACCTTGCAACTTCACTCAGACCCAACGAAGGAGATTTAATTTATTTCCCTCTTAGTGGTTCTATGTTTGAAATCAAATTTGTAGAACATGAAGACCCATTCTATCAAGTCGGAAAACTATTTGTATTTAAATTACAATGTGAATTATTTGAATACAGTGGAGAAGATTTCGATACTGGTACAGGTGCAGACCTAATAGAACTAGACCAAGCATATTCAATAGGATTAACAATGTCTTCAACCAATGCATATTCTATTGGTGAAAACATAACTAAGAACGGAGTTGTTGTTGGTGAGGTTCAAACGTCACTAGGTAATGCAACAACAATTATTCACAACACTGCAACACTTACAGTCGGTGATACACTTGTTGGTGTTGATTCGGGTGTATCTGATACAATTGCAGCTATCAATGACGTATTGACTATGTCTAACGATGGTTCTGCACAAAACAAAGACTTTGAAGATACTGCAGACAACTATCTAGACTTCTCAGAAACCAACCCTTTCGGTGAGGTCACATAATGTTTGGGACACATTTTTATAATGAGACAATTAAAAGAGCAGTATCAATCTTTGGAACACTGTTTAATAATATCACATTAAAGAAAACAAAGGAAGACGGAACTGTATTGAGTATAACAAAGGTTCCAATTTCATACGGCCCTAAACAAAAATTCCTTGCAAGACTACAGGAAGAACCAAATCTTTCTGATAATAATAGAAGTGCAATTTCTTTACCAAGACTTGCATTCGAACTGAGTGGTTTTGAGTATGACCCTACAAGACAACAAAATAAATTGATAAGACATTCTAAGTCTGATTTAGATACAGACGGAGTGAATCGTTCATATCAATACAATCCAGCACCATACAACTTAACTTTTACACTAAGTGTTCTTGCAAAGAACATGAATGATGCATTACAAATTGTAGAACAGATATTACCATATTTCCAACCCGAATATACAGTCACAATGAAAATGATTGACTCTATGTCAGATACTAGAGACGTTCCAATAACACTCAATAGTGTTGCAATGGAAGATACTTATGAAGGTTCCTTCGAAGAAAGAAGAGTTATTGAGTATACTTTAGAGTTTACTATGAAACTATACTTCTTCGGCCCTGTTTATACTGGAACTATTATTAAGAGTGTTATTGAAAGAGAATACATTAACACTGGAAATGCAAACTTTACAACTTCAGAGATTAATGAATCAGGATTGGTCAAAGAGGTTAAACATTACGAACCTGCCTTTGCAGAAATATGTAATGCAGTGTCCAACTCCACAACAATCACCTTTCCAACTGCAATAAATACAAAGATAAGTGCAAATGATGAAATATTTGGAACAGGAAATGCAACCAATCCAACAGTAGTTTCAGTTGCAGTCGATAAACTATCAATGGTAGTGTCGAGTGCAGTGACTATAGAAACAAACACTACACTTAAATTTGTAGGTTCTGTTGACCCAACAGATACATTTGTGGTTGCAGAAACAGTGACATTTTATGATGATGGTGCTAAAGAAAGTTTTAGTGAAACCAATGACAGTTAATTATGACAAAAGAACCAATAGACGATAAGTTAAATTCTCTCTTAGATATCAACACCGATATCAAAAAAGAAACTTCAGTAGTTAAACTACCCACAAGAGCAGAGAACATGGACACGGACTATAAGTATGCCCGTGAGAACCTCTATAACCTCGTAGAACGTGGTCAAGATGCAATAGACGGAATACTTGAGTTATCCAAAGAAACCGAACACCCACGTGCATATGAAGTCGCAGGACAGTTGATTAAGACTGTGGCCGATACTGCAGAGAAACTACTAGACGTACAAAAGAAAATTAAGGATTTAGAGAAAGAGGACGAACAAAGAATAGGTAAAGTTGAAAATCACCTATACGTTGGTTCTACTTCAGAACTGCAGAAGTTTTTGAAGAAAGAAAAGAAAGATGGTTAAACCTACAAACGAAGGATATCTTGGTAATAATCTTATTAAGAGAGCTGGAATTGAAACCCAGTATACCAAAAAACAAATGGCAGAATACTTGAAGTGTTCTGAAAATCCTTCTCATTTTATAGAAAATTATACACAAATCATATCACTAGATGAAGGTATGGTTCCTTTCACACTTCGTGGATATCAAGAAAACCTAATCAATCACTATAATGACAATCGTTTCAATGTGGTTCTTGCAAGTAGACAGAGTGGTAAATCAATTACTTCTTGTGCATACTTATTGTGGTTTCTATTATTTAAACCCGAAGTTACTGTAGCAGTTCTTGCTAACAAAGGTGCAATTGCAAGGGAAATGATTGCACGTATCGTAACCATGTTGGAGTCTGTTCCATTCTTCCTACAGCCTGGTGTTAAGATTCTTAACAAAGGTTCCATTGAGTTTGCAAATGATAGTAAAGTCGTTGCAGCTGCAACTTCTTCAAGTTCGATTCGTGGATTATCTATTAACCTACTATACCTTGATGAGTTTGCATTCGTAGACGATGCAGAGACATTCTATACTGCAACATATCCCGTTGTTACATCAGGTAAAGACTCAAAGGTTATTATTACCTCAACTGCAAACGGTGTGGGTAATATGTTCCATAAGATATATGAAAGTGCAGTACATGGTCAATCAGAATACAAATCATTTCTTATTAACTGGTATGACGTGCCAGGCAGAGACGAAGAATGGAAGAAAGAAACCATTGCAAACACTTCAGAAGCACAGTTTGAACAAGAGTATGGTAACAGTTTCTTAGGAACAGGTAATACACTTATCAATAGTAATACACTACTAGGTATGAGAGCGATAGAACCCGACTGGAATAAAGACAATCTTTTTCTATATGAAAAACCAATTGAAGGTCATAGATACGTTTGTACGGTAGATGTATCTAAGGGTAGAGGATTGGATTATTCTACATTCTCAATTATAGATGTTACTACAAGTCCATTTAAACAAGTTTGTTGTTATAGAGATAATATGGTAAGTCCTCTTCTCTTCCCCGATATTATAAATAAATACGTTAAACACTATAATGAACCAGTAGTTATTATAGAAAATAATGCAGAAGGTGGAATGGTTGCCAATCAATTGCATTACGATATTGAGTATCCTAATGTATTTGTTCAAGGACAACTAAAGGCCGAAGACATTGGTGTAACCATGTCAAGAAAAATTAAGAGAATCGGTTGTTCTACTCTTAAGGAATTATTAGAAGAAAATAGACTTATCCTCTGCGATAGACATACTATAACAGAACTTATGACTTTTGTCCATAAGGGAAATAGTTGGGAAGCAGATAGAGGATATAATGACGATATGGTCATGAATTTGGTGTTATTCAGTTGGTTTGTGACGACTGAATACTTTTATCACTTAACAGATACACAAGTTAAGGATTTATTGTATTCAGAACAACAGAAGTTAATCGAAGATGATTTACTACCAGCTGGAATATTTGACGGGGAATCCCAGTCAGATACCTTTGTAGACACCGAAGGAGACCGATGGTATCATAAAAGTATGGATATACCAATTAAATTATAGTTGTTGGGTTATTTAAAGTTATAAATAAAACAGTAAACAACTTTTTACATTAACAGGAGTAAAAGTATGGCATTTCAAGTATCACCAGGCGTTCAGGTCTCCGAGATAGACCTGACTAATGTTGTTCCAGCCGTTTCATCGACTACAGGTGCATTTGCTGGACATTTCCAATGGGGCCCTGTTGGTGAAGTAGTAACAGTTTCAGATTCAAAGGGTTTAGTTGATAATTTCTATCAACCTGCTAATTCCGACGCTGGAGCAGAGGACTTCTATTCAGCGGAAGCATTCCTAAAGTATGGTTCATCACTTAGAGTCGTTAGAATCAACACATCTCAATTAAACAATGCAAACTCATCAAGTGGGACTGCATTACTAAAGAATAATGACGATTACGTATCCAGTTATCAAGACGGTTCTCAATCAGGAACAGTCGGTAATTGGACTGCAAAATACGCAGGTTCTTTAGGTAACTCATTAAAAGTATCAGTATGTGGGTCTTCAGACGCATATTTCAATGATGCAGTAACTACAACATCTGCACAAGAATCAGTAGGACAGACAACCATTTCGGTTACTGATTCCTCAGTTTTCTTTGTAAGAGATATTGTTAAGTTTGCTGGTCATAACACTGAATACAGAGTTACTTCAAAACCCGATGGAACTTCAATAGTAGTTGAAGCAATCGGTCAACCTGCTGGAACAGGTCTAACTGCATTAGTAGCAACAGGTGCTAATATAGATAGATACTGGGAATTCTACAGTTCATTTGATAAAGCACCTGCTAAGTCGGGTACTGCAACTGCCGCTGGTGGTTCAGATGACGAAATTCACGTAGTAGTTTCAGACGAAGACGGATTATTCTCAGGAATTCAAAACACAATTTTAGAAACTTACGGTTTCTTATCACTTGCTTCAGACAGTAAAGACAGTCAAGGACAATCAAACTATTACAAAAATGTAATTGCAAGAGAATCAGACTACATTTACTGGTCAGGTCATTCAACAGACCTACTTGCAAGTGCAAACGAAACAAGAACACACTTACAATCTGCTACAACAGCATTTGGAAGACCTTCTTCAGTTATAATTTCATCACTTGGTGGTGGAGTAGACGGAAGAGTTCCTACTGCTGGTGAGAAATATGGTGCATACCAAACTCACTTCGGTGATGCAGAAACAGTAGACGTGTCATTCTTAATCGTAGGTTCAACAAGAACAGACGATGGTTCAGGTACCGAACAAGATTTACTTGCAGACCATAATTCAATTGTTAACCAAATTATACAAATTGCAGAAAATAGAAAAGACTGCATGGTTATATGTTCACCTAGACGTGCATCAGTAGTTGGTGTATCAAGTGAATCAACACAATCAACAAACGTTATTGCTGACTACAGTTCAGTCACTTCTTCCTCATATGCAGTGTTAGACAGTGGTTGGGTGTACCAATATGATAGATATAACGACAAATACTGCTACGTGCCCTCTAACGGTCATACAGCAGGTATTATGGCAAGGTCAGACTTATTAAGAGACCCATGGTTCTCACCAGCTGGTTTCTCAAGAGGTCAATACTTAGGTATTACTAAACTTGCGTTTAATCCTTCACAATCATCTAGAGATGACTTATATCGTGCAAGGATTAATCCGATTGTTACCTTCCCAGGCCAAGGTACTGTATTATTCGGAGATAAAACAGCACTAACTTCACCTTCTGCTTTTGATAGAATCAATGTAAGAAGGTTGTTCATCGTATTAGAAAAAGCAATCGCAGTTGCAGCGAAATCACAACTCTTTGAATTCAATGATGCATTCACAAGAGCTCAATTCCGTGCTGCTGTAGAACCTTTCCTAAGAGATGTTAAGAACAGACGAGGTCTAGTAGACTTCTCAGTATTATGTGATGAAACTAACAACACTGATACAGTTATAGATAGAAACGAATTTGTATGTTCTATCTTTGTGAAACCTGCTAGAAGTATTAACTTTATAACTTTAAACTTTGTTGCTGCTAGAAGTGGTGTTGAGTTTGAAGAAATTTACAGTGCAGTTTAAGGAGAAATAAATGGCAACTATAGACCAATTTAAAGCACAACTTATCGGTGGAGGCCCACGTGCCAACCGATTCAAAGTTTTCATACCAAGAGCTGGTAATAAGATTGAATTCTTGTGTAAAGCTGCTAATATCCCAGCAGGGACATTAGGAGAAGTTATTGTTCCTTTCAGAGGACATAACCTTAAACTTGCTGGAGAAAGAACTTTCGAAGATTGGCAGATTACAGTTATCAACGATGTTGAGTTCTCAGTAAGAAGTGGTCTAGAAGCATGGCAAGAAGAGATTCAAGCTATGGATAGTGGAGAAGGTGCAACTTCTACAGACTATCTTATTTCTAGAGCATTTGTAGAACAGCTTAACAAAGATGACTCAGTCCTTGCGAGATACGAGTTTTTCAACATGTTCCCTAAAAATATAGGTGCAATCGAACTATCTTACGATACAGTTGATGCACTAGAGGAATTTACAGTTGACTTTACTTTTTCTCATTGGGAAAGAGTTCAATAACTTTTACAGTGAAAAGTGACCACTATAATGTGGTATAAATATTAGTATGGAAATTTTAGGGTTTGAAATAAATCGTAAGAAAGACGATTTAAGAACGATAGAGGACAAGAACCAAAAGTCCTTTGTCCCACCAGTTGACGATGACGGGACTCCCGTCATTGAACAACAAAGTGGTTTCGTATCGGGTGCAGCCTACGGGTCGTATGTCGATATGGAAGGCGGTGTCAAGAATGAGGCAGAACTCATTCGTAGATACCGAGAAACCTCTTTGGTTCCCGAGTGTGATTCGGCAATCGAGGATATAGTCAATGAGTGTATCACTTCTGACACATCAGATAAGATAGTGACCCTTGACCTCAGAGATGTAAAGCTCTCTGACAGTATCAAAACAAAGATACAAGAAGAGTTTAATCACATCTTATCTCTAATGAAGTTCAATCAGAACTCTCATGAATTATTCAGAAAATGGTACGTAGATGGAAGAATATACTTCCATAAGGTTGTTGATAGTAAACGACCTAAGTTAGGTATCGTTGACCTAAGAAATGTTGACCCAATTAAGATTAAAAAGGTCAGAAACATTGAAAAGGAAAAAGACCCTAAGACTAAGATAGATAGAATTAAAAAGATTGAAGAATTCTATATGTTTAACGACAAAGGATTCGATAAATCGACTGCAACCGAAGGGGTTACAGTCAAAATTGCACCTGAAGCTGTAACATATACGACTTCGGGTTTACTTGACTACACTAAAAATGTAGTTATCGGGTATCTGCACAAAGCATTAAAGACTGCAAATCAGTTAGCAATGTTGGAAGATGCACTTGTTATCTATAGGATATCAAGAGCTCCCGAAAGAAGGATATTCTACATTGACGTAGGTAACCTTCCAAAAGCAAAAGCAGAACAGTATCTTGCAGATGTTATGAACCGATATAAGAACAAATTGGTTTATAATGCAGATACAGGTGAAATCAAAGACGATAGAAAACATATGAGTATGTTGGAAGATTTTTGGTTACCTAGAAGAGAAGGTGGTAGAGGAACAGAGATTACTACACTTCCAGGCGGACAGAACTTAGATGATATTGCAGATATAGAATACTTTAAGAAGAAACTATATCAATCACTAAATGTTCCTTCCTCTAGAATGGAAGCAGACAACGGATTCAATATGGGTCGTGCGTCTGAAATTTCTAGAGACGAACTTAAATTTAATAAGTTCACAAACAGACTTCAGAAGAAGTTTGCAAGAGTTTTTACAGATATTCTTAAGACACAATTAGTTCTTAAGGAAATCACAACTGGAGACGAATTTGATGAAATCAAAGACTTTCTTCAGTATGACTTTGCAACGGACAACCATTTTACAGAGTTGAAAGATGCAGAGATAATAAGAGAGAGATTAGATACTCTCTCAAATATTTCCGACTATGTTGGAGAGTATTTTTCTAAAGAATATGTTAGAAAATACATTCTAAGACAGACGGAAGAAGACATTAAATTAATTGATAAACAAATCTCCAAAGAAGGAGAGGGTGAATCAGATGAAAAAAGCGAAGATGACTTCGGAGGATTTTAATAAATGAGTAGTGAAATTGCAAAACAAATAGTTGACTCAATAGAACAGGGTAAGTTAGATACTGCAAAAGACCAAGTCTTTGACGGAATCAAACAAAAGTCTGCAGAAGCAATCGACATGAAACGTGTTGAAATGCAAGTAGACTGGATGGATAAACAACCTGAACCTACTGGTGAAGCTGAAGAGTAATGAAATCATTTGCAGAAATCAGTGTTGAGTTAAACGAGGCAAAGTTTAAACTACCTCGTGGACACAAAGAACTGAAATCTGATGTTGTAAAGATTGGTGGTAAGAATATTAAGATTACTTACACCGAGTTTAGAGGTAAAGTTCATGTATACATAGATGGACAGGACTTCGGAGGTGCAACATACAAGGATTTAAAATCTGCAGAGAATGAAATGAAATCCATGAAGAGTGTCATAAAACAAATGTCAGAAGAAGAAAATATAGACATAGAGGAAATTTTCAATGAAATTAATATCAGAGTTTAATGACTACAGTGTTTCTCCAATTATTATAGAGGAGAACGAAAAAGGACAGAAAGAATACTTTATTGAAGGTATCTTTATGCAATCCGAAATTAAAAATCGTAACGGAAGAGTATATCCTAAAGAGGTTATGCAGAAAGAAGTAAAACGTTACGTCAAAGAATTCGTTGAAAAGGATAGAGCATTCGGTGAGTTAGGACACCCCGAAGGGCCGACTATCAATTTAGACAAAGTGTCTCACATGATTACCAAATTAGAAGAAGACGGTAACAATTACGTGGGACGTGCAAAGATTTTAAGTACCCCAAACGGTCAAATTGTAAGAAATTTAATCGATGATGGTGCTAAATTAGGAGTTTCATCTCGTGGACTAGGTTCCCTAGAACAAAAAGGTGGTGCTCAATACGTAAAAGATGACTTTCAACTTGCAACAGCAGGTGATATCGTTGCAGACCCTTCTGCACCTGAAGCTTTCGTTAACGGAATTATGGAAGGTACAGAGTGGGTATATGAGAACGGATTACTTACTGCAAGACAATTTGACGAAATGAGGACTGAAATACGGTCTGCTAAGTCAAATAAGTTGGAAGAAGTTACAATTAAACAATGGAAAAGGTTCGTTGAGAGTCTTTAACATATAAATAAAAAAGTAAACTCAAACAGGAGAAAAACATGGCAGAGTTAGAAAATAACCTAGATACAGTCGAAGAGACTGTTAATGCTATAGAAGAGGGTCAACAACCTAACGCTAAAGCAGAAGATGGTGACAAGAAGCCAGTAAAACAAGGGTCATCTGACGCTGAGAAAATCGAAAGCGGAAAAGGTGATGTCGTCAAACCTGAAGAAAATCCTGTTGACAAAGCTGTTGCATCAGTAAAAGCTGCTGAGAAAGCTCCTTCTAACGAAGGTGACGCTCAGAAGAAAGGTGCAGACAAACCTGAAAAGATGGAAAAAATCAAAGAAGGTGAAGAAGATTCTAAAAAAGATGTTGTAGAAACATCTAAAATGGAAAACATTAAAGCTATCGTCAACAATATGAAGGAAATGACTAAAGAAGAACTTCAAAAAACTTTTGGTGAAGTATCAGAAGAAGAAGTTGACGAAACCTTGACAAAAGCAGAAGTCGCTAGAAAAATCGTTGAAACACTTAAATCAATGGACGAAGCAGATGTTGCTAAGATTCGTGAGAAGTATGAAGACGAAGAAGAAGAAGAGAAAGAAGAACAAGTCAAAGAAGAATCTGTTGACGAGGAAACTTCTGCAGAACTTGAATCTTCATTAGTCGAGATAGAAGTAGAAGACGACCTATCTGCAATCTCAGAAGCACTTGACCTTTCAGAAGAAAATCAAGAAAAAGCTAAAACAATCTTCAAAGCTGCTGTAACATCAAAAGTTGCAGAAATTAAAGAAACACTTGAGTCTCAGTACTCAGAAGAATTAAAAACCTCAGTAGAGAAAGTTAAAGGTGACCTTGCGGAAGCAGTTGACAAGTATCTTACTTATTGTGCAGACGAGTGGACGAAAGAAAACGAACTTGCTATAGAAAGAGGTTTGAGGTCTGAGATGACTGAAAACTTTATCGAAGGATTGAAAACATTGTTCGTAGAACATTATGTTGACGTTCCTGAAGATAAGTATAACGTTATCGATGAACTCGCAAATCGTCTCGATGAGATGGAAGAAAAACTTGACGCAGAAGTATCTAAAAATATGGAAATCGTTGAGGAAAACGACTCTCTCAAGAGAAGTAACGTGATAAGAGAAGCCTGTAAAGACTTATCTGAATCACAAAAAGAGAAAATGGAATCATTATCAAATGGTGTAGACTTTAAAGATATCGAAGACTTTAGTGATAAAGTATCAGAAATCAAAGAAGCTTACTTCCCAGTTGAAGGTGAAACCATCTCTGAAGATACAGTTGTTGAAGAAGGAACAGGAGAATTTACTTCTAACGAAGATAAAGTCCTAGACCCTTCAATTGCTAGATATTCAGAGGCATTATCAAAACTTAAACCATTAGGTTAATTTAAAGGAGATTAAAACAAATGTTTTTATCAGAAAACTTACAAGATAAGTGGGAGCCGATTCTAGAGCACTCCGATTTACCAAAAATCGAAGACAACTACAAACGTGCAGTCACAGCTGTTATCCTTGAAAACCAAGAGAAAGCCCTTAACGAAGACAGAGCTACTCTTGCAGAAGCAGCACCTTTAAATTCCACAGGTACAGGTATTTCTAACTGGGATCCAATATTGATTTCATTAGTAAGACGTGCCATGCCAAATCTCGTTGCATACGACATTTGCGGTGTTCAACCAATGACCGGCCCAACTGGACTTATCTTTGCTATGAAAGCAAGATATAACGATGACGTTGACGCTGATAGACTGAATACATCAGAAGCTTTACATAACGAAGCTAGAACTGATTACTCAGCATCTGCTCAAACAACATCAACTTCAGTAGGAAGCGACCACTCAGGAGACCCATTCAATGGTTCTTATGCGTCACAGACTTCTGCAGGTATGTCTACAGCTTCAGCAGAATCACTAGGTGATGCAGCTGGAAACCATTTTGCTGAAATGGCATTCTCAATCGAGAAAGCTACAGTGACAGCGAAATCAAGAGCACTTAAAGCGGAATATTCATTAGAATTAGCACAAGACCTCAAAGCAATCCACGGTCTTGATGCAGAATCAGAACTTGCAAACATTCTATCATCAGAAATCCTTGCTGAAATAAACAGGGAAGTTGTGAGAAGTGTTAACAACCAAGCGAAAACAGGTGCAGCTTCAACAGCTGTTGCTGGTACTTTCAACTTGGACGTTGATGCAAACGGTAGATGGTCTGTAGAAAAGTTCAAAGGACTATTGTTCCAAATCGAAAGAGAATCAAATGTTATTGCTAAAGAAACAAGAAGAGGAAAAGGAAACTTTATTCTTTGTTCTTCTGATGTTGCTTCAGCACTATCAATGGCTGGTGTATTAGATTACGCACCTGCTCTTTCAACTAACTTAAACGTTGATGACACAGGTAATACTTTTGCTGGTGTTCTTAACGGAAGAGTAAAAGTCTACATAGACCCATATGCGTCTTCAGACTACTTGACAGTTGGTTACAGAGGTTCAAATCCTTATGACGCTGGATTATTCTATTGCCCTTACGTTCCATTACAAATGGTTCGTGCAGTTGGTGAGAATACTTTCCAACCGAAAATTGGTTTCAAAACAAGATACGGAATGGTATCTAATCCTTTTGTTGGTTCAACACCTTCAGACGGACTTGCTTCAGCAGGAACAAACCAATACTACAGAAAATTTGCAGTATCAAACATTCTGTAATCGAATTCAATTTCGAACTAAAGGGGACTCTAAGTCCCCTTTTTTTATGTACTAAATAAAAGGTATCAATGATGATACAGACATAAACACACACACAGGAGGAAATTATGTCAAATGGAAAATCAGGTTATGAAATACGAGCCGACTTACTAAGTATGGCTCAGTCTATACTAATAGAAAACTTACAAAGGAAAAACGATGCGGTTTACACCCACAACGATAATCACCCTGATGATAAGAAACCATTACTTACTACATCAATCAATGCACAGGATATTATCGCCGTTGCATCTGAATTGAATGAGTTTGTTAATGAGAAATAACTATAAATAGTATTGTGGGGTGGAATTATTCACCCCCTTTAGAAGGAATAACTATGACAGATTATGAAAGAACAGTGAAAGTTTTAGAAGGCCCTTGGTCAACTAAAGCATTCCCTAATGGGGAAGAAACAACAGCTGGTATAATACACAGAAAAATTACCACACTGTATGAAAAAGATGGATACCTTTGTGAAGAGGTAGTCACTAGAGAGTATAGAGGTAATGATTACTTCGACACTTCAACAAATAAGAGAGTATTAAAACTTGACTGAAATAAACAAATCTATTCTTAACAAGAATAACTTTAGATTACTGATTGACAAGGTTCCTACAGTGGAATACTATATTCAATCTGTTAATATCCCAGGCTTATCATTTACAGAAACAATAAGTGCAGCTGGTGTGGGATTAGATGCATTTTTTCCAGGCGACAAAGTGTCGTTTGAATCACTAAGTGTATCATTCTTGGTAGATGAAGACCTTGCAAACTTTAAGGAAATGTATGATTGGATGAACGCAATCGTCCCAGTTGCAGACCCAACTGCATATGCAAACTTCACTGGAACAGAAAAAACTGCAACAGGTCAATATAGTGGTGTTACTAATGACCTTGCACAATATTCAGACATTACAATAGTGGTTAACACTAACAAAAACATACCAAATAAATTCTTCAGATTCCATGATGCATTTCCTATATCTCTTAGTGGTATAGAATTACAGAGTGGTGCAGAGACAGAGGCAGTGGTTGCAACAGTCGAATTTAGATTTACATATTACGATATAGAATCCACTTCCTAAAATACCATAAGTATGGTATAATAGTATATTATGACATTAGATGAAATTAAGAGCCAGTGGGAAGCAGATTGTGAAATAGACGATATCGAACTAGATAAATCGTCTTTAGAAATCCCTAAACTCCATGCAAAATATCAAGACTTACTATCCAGTAAGATACTTGTTATGAAACAATACCAATACAAATACGATACACTTCTAAAGGATAAGTGGTTGTGGTATAACGGAAAAATGTCACAAGAACAAATCAAAGAGTTGGGTTGGTCAGACGACCCTTTAGACGGATTAAAAATTATGAAAACTGATTTACAAATCTTCTATAACTCAGATAAAGATATACAAGAACTTAATGCAAAGATTGAGTATTTAAAAGTCACAATAGATTATCTCAAAGAGTGTATGCAAAATATCACTTGGAGACACCAAACGATTAAGAATACAATCGATTGGAGAAAATTCATGGCAGGGTCATAATGATATATCAAAACTATGTTTGGATTGCAGAGGCTTTCTTTACAGAATCAGAAGTTGATACTATAATTGCATGTGCAAATAAAATAGATTGGGAAGGTGCTAGAGTTGGATTTGATTCTACAGACCCCGATGGTGCAACTGCAGAAGCTGGTCGAGCAGATGATGAAATCAGAAGGTCAAGTGTTAAGTGGTTACTACATGAAATGTTACCACAAGAATTTCATAACAAACTTGCAACAGGTATTGAATATGCAAAAGGAGATAATAAATGGAATTGGGAATTATCACACTTTGAAAATTTTCAATTTACACAATATGCTGAACAATCTAATAAAAAGGGTGATTTCTATACATGGCATACAGATTCAGGCCCAGTTGGTCAAGAACATGGTACAGAAGGACTCATTCGTAAGTTAAGTTGTACTATTCAATTATCAGACCCCGAAGAATATGAGGGTGGTCATTTCGAATGGTTAGAACCTACACATTGTTTTGATAAAATAAAACAAGGTCAAACAAAGGTATCTGTTATAGATATGAAGAGGACTGCACCTTTCAGTGCAAAAACAAGAGGTAGTATTATTATATTCCCTTCAGACGTTCACCACCAAGTCACCCCAGTTATCAGAGGAACTCGAACATCACTAGTAGGGTGGTTATTAGGTACTCCTTTCAAGTAAACCCACATGGTTAGAGTAGAGAAAATAGACGATGTCTTTATGAAAGTTCATTGTGACGATGGACTTGCAAGAGACTTATATGACTTCTTTTCTTTTACCGTGCCTGGCGCAAAATTCATGCCTTCCTATAAGAATAAGTTTTGGGACGGCAAAGTAAGACTCTTCTCAATGAAGACACATAAGATTTATATCGGATTACTTCCATACGTTGACGAATTCTGTAGAGAACGAGGATTTGAGTTTGGTGGTATACAAGAAGTAATCGGAGACAAAACAACAGTTACAGACGAAGACGTGGACTTCTTTATAAATGGTGACGACTTAATCCCAGGCTTGGGTCTTCCATTTCAACCACGTGATTATCAAATAGAAGCATTCAAAACTTCTGTACAGTATGGTAGACAACTATTATTGTCACCAACTGCAAGTGGTAAGTCATTAATAATCTATATGTTGTGTAGGTGGTATGAGGGAGAAATGTCTCTACCAAATTGTAAAACTATTATTATCGTCCCCACCACCTCATTGGTAGAACAGATGGCAAAAGATTTTAAAGAATATGGATATAATGAAGAAATTTGTAAAATTTATAGTGGTCAACCTGTATTTCCTGCTAACATTACGATATCAACATGGCAAAGTTTTGCTAAAGCACCTAAAGAAGTCGTACAAGGATTTGACGTAGTTATAGGAGACGAAGCACACTTATTCAAAGCACAAACACTAAAAGGTATCTTAGAGAAAATGAAACACACTAGTATTCGTTTTGGAACTACTGGAACACTAGACGGGTCAGAAGTTCATAGGTTACAACTTGAAGGTTTGTTCGGCCCTGTAAAAAAAGTCATAACGTCATACGAGTTAATGGAAGAGGGTACGATTGCAAATTTAAAGATTGATTGTGTCATACTTCGTCATACCAAACAGAAAAAATTATCATATCAAGAAGAAATGGATTACTTGGTATCCAGTGATAGTAGAAACAAATTCATAACAAATTTGGTTGCAAGTTTAAAAGGTAATACACTTGTATTGTTTCAATACGTAGAGAAACATGGTGAAGTCTTATATCCTATGTTAGACGGAAGAGTAAAGGACTTACACTATGTCTATGGTGGAACAGATACAGAAGACAGAGAAACAGTCAGAGAGGTGGTAGAAAAATCCAACGATAGTGTCATACTAGCGTCATACGGAACTTTTTCTACTGGAGTTAATATAAAGAAAATTGATAATGTAGTTTTTGCAAGTCCTTCTAAGTCAAGGATAAGAAATCTACAATCTATTGGTAGAGGTCTAAGGAAAACTGAAGGTAAGAGTGAAATGAGATTATTTGATATTGCAGACGATTTGCAATGTGATAATTTTACACTTGGTCACCTTAAAGAACGTATAAATATTTACAACGAGGAAAATTTTTCATACGAAATAAAGCAATTTGACTTAGACTAATGGCAACACCAAACGACTTACTTAAACAAAGATACGAAGTTATCAAACTTAAAACTGGTACAGAGTTTGTAGGAATGGTTAGAGATACAACAGAAGGTCTTGAAATAACACTTCCTATGATATGTCATTTGTCAGTTCAACAACCAATCAATTCAACACTTGCAACCTTTTATCCTTATGCACCTATGAGTGAAGACCCTATCGTCAAAATCCCATTTGACCAAGTCTTACATAGAAGTAATATGAATCAGCAATTTATTCCGTTCTATGACGAAGCTTCTTCTAACTGGTTAAAAATGGTGGAACAAGGAACTATTCCATTAACCAATGACTTGAAAGGTGCATCAAGAGAATACATGAAATCTGCAGTTGATTCTATTCTTAAGAATGTAAAAGAAGATGACTTGTTTGATGACTACTTTGAAGAACTTGCAGAAACAGAGTTCGAACTTGCAATGAAACCTACCGACCCTAAGAAAATTCATTAAACTTTTAGTTTGTCTAAATAAGTGCGTATAAGATTGATTTATATCGCATTATACAAAATATTTATAACTTAATTTTAGGAAAACCATGACCACAGCAACTTATTTTGCGAAGAGCATGGTGCGAAAAGCTAGAGAAATTAACCATATAGTCCGTCCTCAAAAACGAAAACTGGTTGAAACTATCGAATTTCTAGTGCTGATGACTCTTCCGTTTTTATTACCATTCATTATAATGTTTTATGCATCACCTATGGGGTTGTATAGATGAAACACAAACTTAGAGACACTTTGGAGATAAGCACACTTGTGGCTGTCTTCTTAGTGTCTGTTATATCAATTACAGGAATATCATAATGTTCGTCCCTTGGTTCACAAAACCCGAAACAGAGAAGAAAGTATTGCAAATTGTAAATCTTTCTCCTGATGAATCTTGGATTGAAAGAATTGTCGAGGTTCACCCTATGAAACAAGTTGCAGTAATGACAGTCGTGCAAGTCCTCGTTTTTGGTTTTATGTTGTTATCCTTTTGGTTAATCAACCTATATTTGAGTCAAATATGAAACACTATATAATAGGTACAACATTGGGATTATGCATGTTTTATCTTGCCGTTGGTGAGATTGATAAAATGAGTCGTGCAGTGGAGATACAATCGTTTGCAAAGAGTAGGATTAAAGATATCATCTCTTATTAGTATATTCCACCGCGGCAACATATTTATTTTATCATAGATTTCCCACATGTCTAGTGGGTTTCTTCAAATAATTCAAAAAAATAAATACTTAAAAACCCTCTTACAAAATAAGAGAATTGGTGTATAATAGACTCATGACTACTAAAAAAGACCCCAAAAAGGCAGAGCATTACGTAAACAATAAAGAGTTTACAGCTGCAGTCTCCGAGTTTAACATTGCATGTAAACTTGCAGAAGAGAAAGGTAAGTCTAAACCTCAAATGACAGAATACATTGGTGAATGTATCTATAAGATTGCGACTCGATTATCGACTCGTCCTAATTTTATCAACTACACATACAGAGATGAAATGATATGTGATGCAATTGAAAATTGTATTCAGTATATCGGAAATTTCAACCCCGAGAAATCAACTAACGCATTTGCATACATAACACAAATTTGTTATTATGCCTTCCTCAGAAGAATACAAAAGGAAAAGAAACAAGTATTCATTAAACAACAAGCAACAGATGCTGCTGGAATGATAACAAGTGCATTCGATACAATTGACGGACAACACGACCCAACCCTTACTAATACTAATGTGGAATGGATGCAAGAAAACATGAATCGTGTTGAATACGAACCTCGTAAATCTAGAACTAAAAAAGTTAAAAAACAAACAAACTTAGAAAAATTTACTGAATGAAAATAGCCTTACTAAATGATACCCATTGTGGTGTCCGAGGTGATATGATAGAAATGTCAAATTACCAAGGAAGATTCTACAATGAAGTGTTCTTTCCATATATGGACGAACACAATATAAAACACATAATCCACTTAGGAGATTACTTTGATAGGAGAAAGTATATAAACTTTGCTTCTATGAAAGCAAATATCAAACATTTCATTGACCCAATGACTGAACGTGGTATTACTATGGATTTGATTTTAGGTAATCATGACACTTATTATAAGAACACCAATGAAGTAAACTCACCCGAGTTGTTATTATACAATCAAAAAAATGTAAACGTCATTCAAGAACATGAAGTTAAAGAGTATGACGGATTTAACATTGCATTGTCTCCATGGATTAATCCCGAGAACTATGCAGACGCTGTTGACTTCTTAATGAGTGCAAATGCAAGTTGGTGTATGGGACACTTCGAATTTGAAGGTGCATTAATGATGCCAGGCATGACGTGTCAACACGGACTAGACCATTCTTATGTAAAAAGATTTGAAACAGTTTTGAGTGGTCATTTCCACCAAAAATCTGAATTTGCAAATATCAGATATCTTGGGTCTCAAATGCAATTTACTTGGTCAGATTATGGAGATAACAAATACTTCCATATATTTGATACTGAGACTCAAGAACTTACTCCAGTTTTAAATCCAATCACTATGTTTGAGAAATCATTCTATGACGATACAAAAGAAACTTTTGAAACAATATCTAACATAGACTATTCTAAATTTACAAACAAATTTGTGAAAGTAATAGTAGTGAACAAAGACAATCCTTATTGGTTTGATACATTTTTAGATAAACTACATGCAAGTAATCCAATACACGTTGCAGTTGTAGACGATAATAAACATATGGATTTCTATGGTGACGATGATATAGAAGATATCGAAGACACTTTAACTATATTAAACAACTATATTGACGGGTTGGAAATACAAGGGAAGAAAAAACCTCTTGCAGAACTTATGTCGTCATTATATAATGAGGCTTTGGACGAACATAACTATCTATGATAAATTTTAAGAAAGTAAGATATAAAAACTTACTATCCAGTGGAAACAAATTTACAGAAATTCAACTAGACAAACACCAAACAACACTAATCTTAGGTGATAACGGTGCTGGTAAATCTACATTACTAGATGCACTCTGTTTTGGACTCTATGGTAAGGGATTCAGAAATCTAAAGAAAGACCTATTAATCAATTCTGTTAATGGAGGAAACCTTGTAGTTGAGGTTGAGTTCTCTATTGGTAAGAAACAATATAAGGTCATGAGAGCGGCCAAACCAAACAAATTCGAACTCTATGTTAATGACGTATTCGTCAACCAAGATGCAACAGTCAGAGACTATCAAGAACACTTAGAAAAGAACATACTCAAAATGAGTTATCGTTCCTTTACTCAAGTTGCAATCCTCGGGTCAGCAAACTTTACTCCTTTCATGCAATTAAAAGCATCGGATAGACGTAAACTTGTAGAAGACCTTTTGGATATATCAATCTTTTCTACTATGGGAGATATCCTTAAGAAAAAGATTTCTAATCACACTGTTGAGGTTAGAGAGAATAATCATGAAATCGACTTACTTGAAGAAAGAATTAACGGACTGAATGAACAACTTAATGCACTTCGTGAAAATCGTGAATCGAAAATCCTAAAATATGAAGATACCGTTGAGGAAACTCAAGAGAATATTAACAAACTTTTAGGGGACATAGATGAAAAGACGGAAAATGTGGTGGAGAAAAAATCCACCATCTCAGATAAAGATAATAAAGAAGATAAACTCAAACAAACAGTTGACATGGAAGCTAGACTTGAGGACGCTCGAAGAAAAGCAATTAAAGACATTGAATTCTATGAGAACAATGACGATTGTCCCACATGCAAACAGGGGTTAGACAGTGAACACAAGAAGAAACACATTAAGGAAAAACAGGATAAGGTCTCAGAAATCAAGGAAGCGGTGTCACAACTTGAGTTACAAGTCGAAGACCTCAATAATAGAATCCAAGAAATCAACGGAATCCAAGACGAAATAACTACAATTCAAAAAGAGATTGGTATTCTACAAACAGAGGTTGTATCTAATCAGAAGTTCATTCAAAAAATGCAGAAAATGATTGCAGAACTTAAACAAGAAGCAACTGGTAATGGGGACGTGTCAGAAAGAATCAGTGATAGTGAAGACAAACTAGATATTCTACATGCAAAGAAAGAAACACTAGTAGACCAAGGACACTACTTTGAGATTGCACAAGTGTTACTCAGAGACCAAGGTGTAAGACAAAAGATTATTAAACAGTATGTTCCTATTATGAACAAGCTGATTAACAAGTATCTTGCACAATTAGAATTCTATGTTGGTTTTGAACTGAATGAAAAGTTTGAAGAAACAATCAAGTCTAGATTTAGAGACGTATTCAAATATGATAACTTCTCACAAGGAGAGAAAATGAGAATCGACCTTGCACTACTATTCACATGGAGAAGTGTTGCAAGAATGAAGAACTCAGTTAACACTAACCTATTGATTTTAGACGAAGTTTTCGATTCTTCATTAGACTCACAAGGAACAGACGATTTCTTAAAATTACTAAACACCTTGACAGAAAAGACGAATGCATTTATTATTAGTCATAAAGGAGAAACACTTTATGATAAATTTAATGACGTTATTAGGTTTGAGAAATACAAAAACTTCTCGAGAATTGCAGAATAATATAAATAGTAATATGAAATCATTCTCAGAATTTACTAATCCAACAGAGGAAATCAAACTAGATTTACCTAAGTATACACCTACACTTAGTGAGGGAACAGATGCCTCAACAAAATTTGAAGGTGTTATAGTTGCATGTTTACAAAATGCAAAATTACCAAAGGATAAGTTCATAGAGAAGATGACCAAGGACGACTATGTCACTGGTTTTCTTAAAACACCAAACAAACTATTTGCAACACATAAAGTAAAAACAACAGAAGAGAAAATGGATATTCTGTATGACTTTGCACAAGTGTGTAATTCAAAACTTCCAAGTGGTAAACATGACGCAGGTGCTGGTCAAAGAAAAAAAGAACTAAGTAAATTTTGGCAAGAAACTACTGGTAAAGGTATTGACACTTCAAAGGCGGATATATTGATTGGTGGAAAACCTTCTTCAGTCAAAGGCCCGAAAGCACAATTAATGTCGGGTAAAAAGGCAGAGGCAAAGGCAACTATCTTATCTGCATTATCAATGGTTAAAACAAGTGAAGAGTTAAAGAAACAATTAATAGAAGCAGTAGACGTTTTTGTAGACAACACTAGAACAGTTGGTGAAAAAATTGATTCAGGAACCTTGAAAAAAATGACACCCGAACAGGCAATCGAAAGTGGAAATGAAGAAGCTAAAAAAATTGTTGAAAAACAAGAAAAATTAAAAGGTGATATCAATAAACTATTTGCAAAGGCATTTAATAATCCCGAAGTTGGTGGTGCATTTGCATTTGAAGCCATGACAGGTCATGAAAAGTTTGGTGGGAATGCAATGAATCAAGGTAGTGGTGACGTTAGTGGTCTTGCAACACATATGGTCATATGGGATTATAGAATGGATAGAATCAAACAATTACCGATTGATAAAAAGTTTGCCTCTGCAACTGCAAAGAAAATGACTATGCGTGCAGACTTAAAATCGGGTTCATATAAAGTCAATAATAAGAAAGCAGGATATAATTTTTATCAAGCAATAAGAGTATCAGCATCTGCACTATTAGATAAACATGGTGAACTCAAACAATCTGCAAACGAACAAGTAATACAAGCAAAAAATCAATTAAATGAGGGTGTAATCTCAGAGAACATATTTGTAGACAAACTTAAAGACATATGGAACTGGATAAAGGGTAAACTAACTGCACTATGGAATTGGTTTATAAATAAAATTACAGAATTAGCAGAAGGTGCTAAAAAGTTAATAAATGAATCTGTATCAGAAGCAATGAAAGTTTTTGAAGTAGATGTCAAAGTAAAGGTAAACACCGAGGTAAACTTTAAATAATGTTAGAATTGATAGAAGAGGCCTCAAAAGTCTTACGAACACCACCACCCGAATTTGATTTCGAGAATCCACCCGAAGACCCCGAAGAGATAGAATTCAACATGGCAGCTGCTATGGAACAGTATGGTGGGATAGGTTTATCTGCAAATCAAGTTGGATTGAACTACAGAGTTTTTGTAATGAAAACTGCAGACAGTGGAACTAAAGCATTTTTCAATCCCGAGATTACTAAAGCATCTCAAGAAACCGATTTAATGAAAGAGGGTTGTCTATCCTTCCCCGACATTTATCTAATGATAAAAAGAGCAAAAGAGATAGAACTTAAATACCAAGATGCAAGTGGTGAAGAACATACAATATACTTAACTGGTTTAGGTGCAAGATGTGTTCAACATGAATGTGACCATTTAAATGGAATACTATTCCTACAACGTGCATCTAGACTCAAACTGGAACGTGCTTTAAAAGCAAGACCAAAAGAGAGAAAAAAGAGAATTGATTATGAAACAAGAATTGCAATCGCCAGAGCTATACAAGAACGAGAAAGTGCTGATTCTTCCGAATCTAATAACGGAAACGGAGTCGAAGGAACTGATTCAGTGGTTCAAGACTCACGAGCATCTTAAAACTATTGGAGACGGTTCAGATTACACTGCAATAAACATATTGCATATCCACACCCAATGGATTCGTGATATCTTCAACAGATTAGCATTTGACGTTACCCAAGAAATCTATAAACATTCGGGTTTAAGAGTGTATCCCGAAATGTGTGCAATAAATGAGTGGCCTATCGGTGGTGTTCAGACACCACATAATGATTCAGTATCAGATGTCGATATAAGAGAAAATATTATAGACTTAACAAGTCGAGAATGGACTGTAATTCTTTATATAAATGGTCATGAATCATACAAAGGTGGTGAAACTTACTTCCCAAATGAAGGCCCAGCAGGTCAAATAATGACTCCTATAAGGGGTACAGGCATAGCATTTAGAGGGATAGACCTAGAACATGGTGTATATCCCGTCAGAAGAGGTGCTAGGTACACTATATCACAATGGTATAGTAGTAATAGAGACCGTATAATCACCGATGAAAGGACAAAAAACCTCGCTTTAAACCACCATTCTTTAAGAGAAAATTCCTAAAAATTAATTCATACGAGACTTGACAATGGGTCTCACTTTTTCGTATACTATAAGAGTAATACAAAAAAGGAGATATATGAATTTTAACCCAGTACTAAGAGTTCCCAAAGGTAACGAGGGAATACTCGACCCCCAAAAAATCTTAAACTTTATCCATGGAATAGGTTGGAGGACAGCTCCAGTCAGAAATTCCTATAACAAATATTGGATAACTCATAAAGTTAAAGATGGGAAAAAATTAGAGTTAATCGATGGTTCAAAATACTACAAATTAGTTATCAACTCAAATGAGTTTGGTATCGAATGTGGTGGTGATTTAAACGCTTGGCAGTTTGCTTCTGAAATCAGAGACGAAATTAAATCATCAAAAACTTGACAATGGGTCTCACTTTTTAGTATACTATAAACATGACAAAAAGAAACGAAAAAGACATACTTGCTAAACTAATGGCTGCTGAGAACATCACCATTGTTCACAAGAAAATACCAACTGCATATTTTGACGTAAAGAATAGGATACTTGCTTGTCCTATCTTTAAAGAAGATATATCTGCAGAACTTTATGACCTATTCATGGGTCACGAAGTTGGACATGCATTGAATACTCCTTATGAAGGACTTCACTCTGCATTAGAAATGAATAGAACACTTAAAGGATATCTTAACGTTGTTGAAGATGTTAGGATTGAGAAAGCAATCAAAAATAAATTCGCAGGATTGAGGAAATCATTCTACACTGCATACAATGAATTAATGGAAATGGATTTCTTTCAGTTAAAGAATAGAAATCTTACAGAACTTTCATTGATTGATAAAATCAATTTACAAACTAAAGTCGGTTCAAGACTTGGTCTTCAATTCAATTCAGTTGAACAAGAATTCTTAGATATGTCAGAAGCGTGTAAGACTTGGGAAGACGTTGTCGAATGTGCAACTGCAATCTATGAGTGGTCTAAAGAAAACGAAACAAGAACTGAAGACGATGAAATGTTAGTTCCTCAAATGTTTGACCTTGACGAAGAGGGTGACGAAGAGGGTGACGAAGAAGAATCAGAAATGGAAGAGATGGAAAATGACTCTGAAGAATCTGCTGATGGTGGAGATTCAGACGAAGAGGATGCCGAAGAGGATACACTTCCCGAGTTAAACGATAACATTGACAGTGGTGACACTGAAGAGGACACTGCAGACGAAGAAGGTGACACTGATGAATCAGACCAACAAGTTAAATCTACTGGTGGTAAAGAAGGTGGTCAATCAGATGGATACCACGACCAAGAAGACGGTGCTAGAGAATCTATTACAGAACATTATGCACATAACAGTGAAGAACAATTTCTTTCTGATGAGAATATAATCAAGTCTACAATCAATCTAAGAACAACCTTTGCAGAGAATGACATGCATGACGTTGTGGTTCCTTTCAAACAAGTTCTAAATGATTGGAAAGATTATGTTACTGGTACTACTTCAGAGTATTACACTAAAGAAAAACTTGAAAAGAATTACGGAAGAGGTGTTTTTGCTGCCAAGAAACTGGAACAAAAAAACAAAAAAATTATTGCTCACATGGCAAAAGAATTTGAGATGAGACAAACTGCAAAAGTTTCTAAGAAAGCATTCAGTGGTAAAACTGGTAAGTTAGATATGAATAGACTTGCAAAATACCAAATTGTTGATGACATTTTCAAAAGAGCTGTGTATCTTCCCGAGGGTGAAAACCACGGGTTAAATGTTCTTCTTGATTGGAGTGGTTCTATCAATGATGAAGTATGTGACCTTTTAGAACAATCAATGATACTTGCAGAGTTCTGTAACAAAACAAACATTCCTTTCAGAGTGTATCTTTTCTCTGATGCATACTACAAAGGTGTTCCTAAAGATGAGAGTGGATATTTAAATAACGAAGGAAGACTTATTGAGATATTCTCTAATGAAATGAGTAGTAGACAATACAAAGAAATGCAAGGTTATGTTGGTTGTTTGTATGCAAACTACTTCACTCAAAAAATTTCATGGAGAAACTATGAAAAAGCTATTGGTGCTTACAATGATTTCTTTGGTGAGTATGAGTATTGTTCTGCTGAGACTGGTAGTTACTGGGACTTAGAACAAAACTTCAGACCTCAAGATTACAGACTAGGTGGTACACCACTTGACCAAACACTTGTTGCACTTAGAACTCTATTGCCTGAGTTCAATGCAAGATATCAAGTTGAAAAATCAATCTTAACTATAATCACTGATGGGTTCTCACATTCTGCAGACTTCCTCAGACAAGGTGAAGAGGAAAGAAAAGATATTCAAGAACAAGAAAAAAATATCGGTGAAGTTGCATGGAGAACTTCAAGGTCTAGAGACTTAATCGACCCTTACACAAACAAAGTGTTCCCTCTTCAAGAAAAGAGTGACTACTATGCCAGAGGTGGTTTCAGTGTGACTCAAAACATTCTAGAATGGATATCAGAGACTTGTGGTGTGATTGTCACTGGATACTTTGTTATGGGTAAAAAACAAGACCTGTACAATGTTCTTGGATATACTGAGAATGCAAATTCACTAGACTATGATACTTGTTGGAGAGAAATCAGAAAAGAAGGTAAAGTGTTCAAGTGTAAAGGATATAACAAACTGTTTGTCACTTATGCGAAGAACATGCACACCGAGGGTTCAGACGAACTTGACGATGAGTTTATTGATGCCAAAAAAGTGAGGGTAATGGCTGCCTTCAAAAGAAACCAAAAATCAAAAACCACTTCAAGGTTCTTGACTAACGAATTTATAAAGGAGATTGCATAATGGAAGCAAAATATATGATGAATGAAACGTTTATTTTAGAGAGAGACGATTACAGGGATTTTACCAATAGGGTTATGATTCTACAATCTAGGAATGAGGAAGCACCTTACCTAGTAGAACACGATTACATTCAAGACACTTTTGAAGTGACACTATTGGATAACAGATACACTTTACAAAAAATCATGGAGAAAACACAATGAGAGATACATTAAAAGTAGACGAAGCATATTACATTTCACACCAAACAGATTACAGTAAGTTTGCAGACGCAGTTATGGACGTGGGGCCTTCCCCATGTGTCAGATACAATTGTCCTATGGTCAATGAGTGTGCAACTGAAGAGAAGGAATGTTTTGCCTTTAGAATTTGGGTCAACAATGGTGGTGAACTGAATGAGAAACAACAACTAAAAATGGGAACTAGATTTGAGTCAATTAAGTAAGAATAGACTTGACAATGGGTCTCACTTTTTAGTATACTATACAAGATGAGAAAAATAATTAATAACTTAAAACCAAGGAGACTATATGGATAAAAGAAGTTACGATAGAAGTGAATCGATTGACGTGATGGGAAAACCGTTTCACTATACACCCGATAGGAAGGAATTTTTAGATACACTGGTATCTAAGTATCCGAATCAATCGGTTTTTACTAAAGAAGAAATTGACAATACTGGGACGTTCCCATATTGGGTAAAATCTTCTAGGTACAATTTTAGAGACAATGGTGTCTTTAATCTTACCCAAATTATTGGTGGTTACAATGGTGGATATTCTGAATCTGCAGTTGTTCCTCCTGTAATGTCAGCACCTAAAGTGGTTGCAGTTGCACCACCAGTTGCACCACAAAACATGCCAGTTGCAGCTGCTACTGAGTCTGTTAATATGAATGACAATGTGAAAATCATTCCCGAGAAAATGTCTAATTATGTTCCTTTCGGACACTTCAAAGATGTCAAGAACATAATCAAGTCTAAAATCTTCTTTCCAGTATTTGTTACTGGTTTGAGTGGTAACGGTAAAACGTTAATGATTGAACAAACTTGTGCTCAATTGAAGAGAGAACTTTTCAGAGTTAACATTACAATCGAGACTGATGAGGACGACCTAATGGGTGGTCACACTTTGGTCAATGGTAATGTCGTCTTCAGAGAAGGCCCTGTTATCAAAGCAATGAGAAAAGGTGCCGTGTTACTTCTTGACGAAGTTGACTTAGGTTCTAACAAACTTATGTGTCTACAATCAGTTCTTGAAGGTAAAGGATACCTAATCAAGAAAACTGGTGAGTGGGTTTCACCTAAAGAAGGTTTCACCATTCTTGCTACTGCAAACACTAAAGGACAAGGTTCTGACGATGGAAAGTTCATAGGAACTCAAATCATGAATGAAGCCATGTTGGAAAGGTTTGCAATCACAATGCAACAAGAATACCCACCAGTGACTACTGAAAGAAGTATTCTTAAAAAAGAAATGGAGTTGACTGGAGACGTTGACGAAGAGTTCTGTGTCAAACTAGTAGATTGGGCGGACATAATCAGAAAAACCTACTATGAAGGTGCGATTGATGATGTTATCACTACTAGAAGATTGGTTCACATTGTGAATGCATACAGAATGTTCAATGACAAATTGAAGTCAATAACAATGTGTATTTCAAGATTTGACGAAGAGACTAGAAATAGTATCCTCGACCTCTACTCCAAGATTGATGCTGGAGTAGACTTGAATGCAGAAAACCCAGTTGACGAAACTGAGTCTTCAGAGTATAATGACTAGTATGGGTTTATTTAACAAGTCTAAAAAGATAGACTACAAATATAACGAGGGAGAACTCTTAAAGGAGTTCTCTCAGTATATTGATAAAACCTATGACCAACATTATAGTCTAAACAAATACCAGTCCACTGAATTTATAATTGACAGTGGTCATGGTGAAGGATTTTGTATCGGGAATATACTAAAGTATGCCCAAAGATACGGAAAAAAAGATGGGAAGAATCGTGCAGATATACTTAAAGTATTACACTATGCACTTTTCATGCTACATGTTCACGACAAAGCAAATAAGGAGGCTAACTAGTGATGAAAATAAGTAATGATACGAGAGATATCTTCAAAAATTTCTCAACAATAAACCAAGGGATTAAGGTTACAAGTGGTAATACACTTCAAACAATCTCTAATATGAAAAACATTCTTGCAGTTGCAACTGTATCTGAGGAGTTTCCTCAAGATTTCAGTATCTACAATCTGCCTGAATTCTTAGGTGCAACCAGTTTAC